AGATTCATTTACCGGTGTTACTTCAACTTCAATCGTGACATTAACAGCGGCCTGATACCCACCTGAAGAAACGGTATAAAGTCCATTGGTGGCCACAAAATTACACAGCACCCGGCTACGTTCAACATTGTCCAGAATGAATGGACCAATCCATTTTTCACCTATTGAACTGATCTTTGGTGACAAAGCTGCAGTTTGTTGGTTATTTAACTCTTTAAGCTTTAACCAGTTAGCATTAACGGCCGCCGGATTTGATAACGTCATACGGTCATCAGCTACCGATAGAACGCTATAAGTACCATTTAAATCAAAAGTCTGGCCATTAAACGTGAATGAGGCATTGGTGATTTCTACGCGGTCATTACTTACAAACTTAGTGGTTAAATCTGTGTTGTTTGCCGTTGCCCGAAGAATCTCGTTTGGATATGCAAAATGAAGGTAGTTCGTACCTTCTAAAGATTGTGTATCAGCAGGACGTAAAACTTGGCCATTAACAGAAGTTTGATGCTGAACTGTTAAGGGTGGAGTTGTAATTTCGGTACCAAGCGAGAAATATGGCTCACCCGAGACAATATCGACACCCGGTCGAAAGACTTCTACCGATGCGCCGGCAATATCAACAATGTTGGTTTCACCGTCATATGCACCGTTAATTTTATAGTGACCACGACCAATACAACCAACAACATGCTCTACTTCGACATTGTTTTCATATACCTTGTAAGGCACAGTAATCAGATCAGGGGTATCGTGAGCGGCACCATAAATATCTGCGATACGACCATTTACGCGAGTTTTATTTTCACGGTTTGATAATTCGTTATTTGCAGACGAGGATTGATTGTTATTCTGGTTGGTTTGGGTAATTGAGGGCACAGGCATTAATAATGCAACAGCCACACCCATAACTATAGAAGCAACCGCTATCCAAGCTAGAGTTATGGGGTCTATACCCTTGGGATTCTCAATTACAATGAAAGTGCCTGGCAAGAAATCGAGCTGCTTTAATTCATATGCATTCTTCGGTGTGACTTCATTCGCAAATGAAATTTCCGCATGATCCATATTGCTTATGGTATGAAAAATACGGACATGCTCAGGCATATGGTCATATTTTGAAGTAAGCCATTGACCCAAAGTTTCAGCATGTTCAATTGTTTTGTCTTCGGATAAAGGGTCTTGTTTATAAATAATCTTAATCATAGAAACTCACACGATTAAATCCAAATGCTTGAACGACTTGAATTGGCATCCATGAAACGCCTGATTCCTGCAAATGCAAAATACGCCCCAAACGAAAAAGCCCCACATGTGGGGGCTTGTTTCGGTATCTCGAGTGAAAGGCGACTATGCAGCCTTCCTTGGGCATGGGCAGTGGATTTAAAAGTTTTAACCTTGATGGTAGAAATACCTTTTCTTTAATAGGCTTCATAAAAAATTCAAGTGCTTCCACCCGGTCTATTCCATATAGATCCAATGCAGCTTCATGAGCAAAATGAACACAGTTGTAGTTTTCCTCGTCATATTGTCTATCAAGCAAATGATCATGACTTTTCATATAGCCCCCTTGAGACCAGTAAAGCGGTCTAGTGCAAAGATATCTCCAGTTTTAGCGGTATTTAATCGTGGAGATTCAGCTTTGAACGTCACAGCTTTATGGTTCATGGCAACACTGGAGAGTTGCAGTCCAAGTAAATAAAACATTGGAGAGTTCAGATTGTCTGAACTGTAAATCCGGTAATTTACGGTTGGCTTTACATCTGGATATTGCCCTTCGATTACCCGTTCAAACTCATCTGGCATCACATCACCTAGACCAGAGATAGAAACGGTTAATGTCTGGTCCAGATCACCCAGCATTCCGGATCTTTGAATAGATGCTGGCAAAAATTCATAATAGACCTGACCGGATCCTTCCTTATGTTGTACATACACCCCACGATCATCATTACGAACTATTCGGTATATGTTCATAAAGGAAGGATGAGAAAGCTCAATACATTCCAGTTGATAAACATCGACTTTACGATTGAAAAAGAACTTGGCGTATTCGTTATCCATTAGACCTCCCAATCCTTAATCAAAGCTATATCGGCCGTAAGGTTAGGCTGGTTTTGAACAACTTCGAGCTGTGCATTTACCCGGTAAAGGTTGCCATTCACTTCATTGGTCTTGAACGAGTTCGGAATGAAATTGCATTGGTATTGCTGACGTGTTCCTTGGTCTATGACCAAATCCGCATAGAATGAAGCTGGCTTATTCTGATAGATCCGCCAGAAAGCCATCATTTTATTGAAATCGGTTTTACTTAAATTCCAGTTCACATCGACAATATGACTATTACGTTTTACATCGATGTAATAGCGACCACGTCCGCCATCCATCTGCTGACGTTTCACATCATCACCTGGTGTTACGCCATAGCCGCTGGTCTGAGGATTTAGCTTTAACTTGTACATAACTTTCCTTCAGGTAATAAAAAACCGACCTCATAATGGGTCGGTATAAAAGTATCTTTAACAACTAAAGTCTTGATATTTCTTCAGATATCTGACTAGATTCATGTAAAATATAGTTTATTAATTGATTTGAAATCGTTAGATGAAGATGATAGTCAGCTGTTGTTCTAAACCTCTTTAATTTTTGTATTCGATTTTTGATTTCCGCAGCTCTTTTCTGAATCATTTCAGACGTTGAACCCGCAGGGTACCCACTAAGTCTGCTATAGACTTTTTCATGAGCTCCACATTTTGTCTTTGTTACTGGCCATAATAGTCGTTGTTCTAAATGATGTCGGACTTCATAAAAAGCATGGTAATAAGCACGCCCTATAATATTCCTTTTGTGACATTCATCATATTTTGTAGAATTACCTAACAGCTCATAACAGTAATTTAGTGTATCTGTAGTAGCCATTTTTCAATCCACGCCCACTTCATAAGGAATAATAAAATATGAAAGTTTATTCAGTTCATCAATTAAACCCTCATCATAGCATTTACTAAATATTTCTGAATTCATAGCGTCAATCTCATCAAAACTTCTATCGACATAAAGCAATATTAAAAATTCATCATCAATAAAACTATATTCATATTTTCGACACCGAACATTCCTTGAGTTAAAACATTTAAAAAGAATTGAACCGATATGTTTCAAGACTCTAGAATCAATTTCTAGTTTATTTTTAATTTCAAAAAACTGAATAAATTCATTAAAGTCTTCCTTTTTAAATCTTTTATAATAATTTAAATCATCATTTAAAATTCCATCTAGAAAATAAGTTATAGGTTTGAAGTCAATAGGAATAAAACTTTCTAAGGGTAAATTTTGTTTACTACACAAACTTATAATTTTATCAATATTTTCATTAGCACTAGAAAAATCTACTGAGCTAAGAAAAACAAAATAAAGATTCGATAAAATTGATACACTATTGCTAATTTTCAGTACTTCTCGAGCGTATTGATGCGCAAGAATAGGATTATCAAAATACATTTCAATAATACTGTTGCTTAATAAAAACCAATCTAGTGGCTCAGTTTCTTTAATATCATTAAGCAACCGTTTGCATCTAAAATACTGAAATTCACTTATCGATCCAGTAAGAACAGCAGAGTTAATAATATCGGTTACTTCTGATGACTTAGTTTTAGGAACTGGAGGAAGCATAAGAATATTCACCAATTTTTTGAAATTTTGTCCTAATTTATTTAAAAAAGCTACCTCTAAAGGTAGCTTTTAAATTAACGATTCCGTCTTGCTGTCGTATTCTCAGTCAAAGACCGACTAATGGTTGAGTTTGGATTTGCGATTTGGTCACTTACAAGTTTCGGTACCTTTCTTGGAAGCTGCTTATCCAGTTCATCTGTAACAATGATCCGGACAGTTTTCTCATCCAATTGTTCAGCTTCAACAGTTGCACCACTGACTTGATTCACGACTTCAATCTTGAAATTGATAGTTGGAGAGGATTGCTCAATTGAAGGCATAATCTCAGCTTGAGGGCGTGAAGTACGTCCTAAAGTAAAGTCCTGAACATCATCCAGATTTGAGCGATCCTGAACTATACCATTGGATGAGAAGTAGACCTTGCCATCATGGAACAGGTCAGAATTTGCCGAAGATGCTGCAGTAGGTACGCTACCATTACCTTTATAAATAATCTGAGTATCTTGAACCGGTTGATTAAAGATGTCAGCTTGCTTTTGGCTTTCTATAAAGGCACTAGAGCTCATCATTGCACGGCGCATGACACTATCAGCCGAGGCATTGTTATTGAGAAAAGCTTCAGGGTTTGCACTCTTACGCATTTTCTCAACTAAACCAACTCCCCCCCATCTTTTAATGTCTTCTTGGGACCATACAATCTCGCCTTTATGGACAATACCAGCAGGCTGATATTTCCCACCAGATCCGGTAAAACCACCATCTGAGAATCCAGCTATTGTTTGCCCAGCAATCAAACCAGCATTTGCATATCCCATAGCAAGCATGGCGGTTGAAGCCGCAATTTTTGCCCCAAAAAATGGGATCGTTGCATCAGCAGCTACTTGTGTAGCTGCCAAATGAGCAGAGATAATCGCAGAAGCAATAGCAAAGGATTGTTGAGCTATAAACATTGCCTTGAAAGAGCGTGAATTTTCACCACGCGCATCCTTAACAATTTGAGTTAAACCTCCCCATGTGCTTGAAGCAGATGAAATCATCTGACTGTATAATTGCAATTGACTGTCGTGATCTGCTTTTCTTGCATCAATCGCCTTCAGGTGGTACTCATTATCCATTTGCTGTCTTGCTTCTTTGAATACGCGCTCCGCCTCCAATCGTTCCTGATAACTAGCTTTTTCAGACTCCAAAACAGCTGCAAGATTATCTTTCAACTTTTGATAAGTTTGAGCGTAATCTTCATCCAATACTTGCATATTGGTTTGCTTGGGCTTGGTGTAGTTTGTCGATTTAAGAAACTGACTAGAGGTATCATACTGATCAATTGTTGGATTCCCCACACCATTACGAATAAAATCAGCCTGAAATGCACTCATCTTCCTTCTACGCTCTTCAAGATCAGTGATTTTTGATATTTCATCATACTCAAGAGCATAACGTTTTTTGATACGCTCCATTTCTCCCAGCATGAATTGCTCAGCCTGAAACAAACGTTGCTCTTGAGCAAGTTTTAGTAATCCTAACTCTTGCTGTTTTTGCAATTCCAGGCCACCTAAAGCAACCTTTCTTTGATCTTCAGAGAGTTTACCCTCAGCAACTAATCGCAAAGAATTGGTTTCATATGTGTACTCAAGCTTTTGCTTCTCAGTCCACTTATAACCATTCACTTCAAAATCTTGCTGAAGTTTGGCGAGTTCATCTTGAGCTTTATATCGCTCTTTGATTTTAGGAATTAAGGCTGTTTGACCCGTTTGTTGCGCAAGGTTAATTTCTTCGTTACGAGCCTTGGTTCGCTTCGCTTGCTCCTCCTCATATTGCTCTTGAAGGTTTAGACCTTGCTTAACTAACTCTAAACGTGCCTTGATTTGCTTTCCATAGGCTCTATCGCTATCACCATCGGATAAACCGCCTTTGCCAACACCACCAGCAATGATATCGGAATACCTTGAAACCTTAGCTACATACTGCGAAACCTCCTTATTTCGCTCTGCACTGCCTTTAACCTTGCCAGTTTTAGTAAACTGTCTTGCTCCACCCTCACCTGCATTATGGGAAAGTATTGCCTGAGCCAAGTCACCTGTTTTTTCATAAACCTTGGCGATATTATCAATTACAATTTTGCCCGACTTTTCCAAGTCATAACTATCAGCAACAGACATATTGTTCTGTTTACGATAACCACTGGTTGTTTGAAAATATCCTATTGCACCAGTATGACTCTTAGCTTCTCGAATACCTTGAGATTCTTGAGCCAATAAGCCTGCAATTACACTTGATGGTATCCCTTTGCTTTCAGCATATTTACCTAAACCACTCGATTCAATTAAAGCAGCAGATCGCTTGGCTACTTCCAATTCAGCTTGTGTGATTTTAAGTTTTTTCTCACTTTCCTTGGTTTGCTTTCTGCTAGATTCGGTAATACTTTCTTGTAAGTCCTTGGCTTCCTTCTGCTTCTTATACCAAGCCTCAAAAATTGCAGCTTCCTGACTAGTTAAACTTCTAGTCATCGGAATTTTATTGTCGGTATAAAACTCTGATGCCGCACGCGCCTTATCAAGACCCTTTTCGCCACCACCAAATGCCTTAGTGTTTTTTATAAGAAAATCATTTTTCAGAATATCTTTGTTGGCGTTGTCTCGTAACTTATTTAACTTTTCTTGAGCAGCGACTTGGTTGTTTAATTCATTTGTTTCTCCTTGTTGAGCAGCAAGTACAGTTTGATGTTGCTTTAGATACTCATTACGCAAGTCATTCTGTTTCTTTAGCTCTGCATTAGCCTGATTCAACGCAATTTTAGACTGATCCGTTTTAGTAGCATGATCCTGTAACCCCTTGATATTTTCAGCAGGAATTTTGGCTGTACTATTGAACTTACTCACAGCATCAGTTGCTGAAATTTGATTTAAAGAATATGCCTGAATTACCTTATTCAACGATTTAACTTGTTCTTCGCTACCACCATTTAACCGAATGAATTCCACTTGTGCTCGTAATGAATCAAGCATTTGTGTTTTCATGTCAGTGAAATTTTGAGTAGCGACTTTTGTTAAGTTTGTTTGAATTGTTAATTGCTTAATTGATTCGGCCGTTACCTCAACATGTTGTCTAGAAGTAGCATTTAAGAGTTTTAGAGCAGTATTACCTTGCTCAATCTTATTTTTTGATTCTGCTACTGCACTAGAGAACTCAATGAGTTTATCAATTTGATTCTGACTAAAACGGATCAGTCTAAAATTGCGTTGAATCAGGCTAATGCAGAGCTAAAGAAACAGAATGACTTGCGTAATGAGTATCTAAAGCAACATCAAACTGTACTTGC